CGAATTATGGAGAAACATGGACTGACAGTACTATTATTTATCCTATCAACGGAGGGTGGACTAAGGTTGTACCAGAAGCTCCAATACCTGCAATTCCCGCAGCAGTGGTTATTTCTGCGCATCCTACGAATGGGACTATTTTAGTTAGACCAGAACTTCCACAAAGATTGACTGATTTGGCAGATGTAAACGGAACACCATTAACTGAAACAGGCCAATTCCCTGTTTGGGACAATGCCCGAAGAGTGTTTGATTTCAATTATAAAATTTCAAATGAAGTATATTCAGAAACATGGGATGGGGAAGATTCAGTTATTGCTACTTTCGATAACCTTCGCGATAAGTTTTTTTTATTGGAGACCGACATCTCCACCAACCAACAAGCAATAATTGACAGTTCAGCTAGTTTGCAAGGGCAGATTGATTTAAACACAACTCATAGGCTTTCAGATAATGATTTGGATAATACGAATGAATTACAAACTATTTCAAAAGTAGGCAGTACCGTAACTTTATCCAATGGAGGAGGTAGTTTTACAGATGAGGTTGATGATGCTGATAATAGTATTACAAACGAATTGCAAAATTTAAGTCTAGGAATACAATCAGGAACTAGTATCCCTGTAAATATTTCAAGCGGCACAGGAGTAACTATTAATGTCGCTGATAATGATAACGACCCCAATAACGAGATACAGGATATTTCAGGTATTGCCGTTAATGCTGATTCAATTACTGCACATCGCTCGGACATTAATCAAAATGCTTATGACATTGCGACTTTAGAAAGTAGTTCACACCCACTTTTAACAAAAACAGGAACAGGCACTTATGTAACCCTTAACGAAGCCAACCAAATACTAACAGTTGACCAGATTAATTTAACCACAGATGTTACAGGACTTTTACCTGATGGGAATATTGCTAGTGCTTCGGCTTGGAACGCCAAACAGGACGCATTAACAGCAGGTAATCAATTATCTTTTTCAGGTAATACGTTAAACGTATTAGATGGTTCAGGTAGTGGATTAGATGCTGATTTATTTGGCGGCTATAATTCTTTAAGATATACGCATCGCTCTTTTTACAATGCGAGTAGTGGTCTGTTAGTACAAACAGACATTCCATATCCATCAGAAACAATGTTTACAATGGAAGTGACAGCGAACGGATATAGTGGCGATGAAAAAATCAATATATCAACGCAAGGATATGTTTATTCAACGTTGGGCACAATATTGGAATCAAAAGGTATCGCCGATAATTACAACGAAACTATTTACTATCAAATAAGAGGAGGTTATCTTTATATATGGTTTCCTGTAACAGCCTCATATCAAACATTTAATGTAGAAGTATTCGCAGGTAATTCCTCGGAATCAACGATAAATAGAGCAGTTAATGTAAGCAGTTCAGAAAAACCAACAGATGCTTCAATAGAGGTTAGTTTTGTTCCTGACCAACGATGGCATTCAGGTAACTTCGACCCGTCAACAAAACAAGACCTTTTAATAGGGAATGAAAGTATTTTTAATGGTTGGGATAAAAATGTTTCGGATGATTTTTCAGGTGATTATAACGATTTATTAAACAAACCAACAATTCCAACAGTTAATAATTCAACCATAACACTTCAACGGAACGGTTTAAGCATTGGCAATTTTACACTAAATCAAACCACTAACGAAACATTTAACTTTATTGACGAAAATACGCAACTATCACAATCACAAGTAAATTCTTATGAATCTGACCCAACTGTTCTAACCTACACGAAATCACTTACATCTGCATCGAAATTACTAACTGAAATTAAAACAGTAGATGGTGCAGGCAGCGGACTAGATGCTGACTTGCTAGGAGGTCAATTTTACACAAACTATATGAGATATGACATCCCGCAAACGTATGGGAACGATATTGGCGATGTTTTAAAAATCAATGGTAGACTGAACATAAATAATTACAATGGAGGTCTAAGGCTTGGATTTAGCGACGGAACACAAACAACAATGTTCGTTAATGGACAAGATGGTGCAGGTGATAATGCTTTAATTGTAACAAGAAATGCTTCAAGCAATTACGCATGGAACTTTATAGGAACAGTATCAGACATAGAAGGTAACTCAACCCAATGGAACGATGCCTACAACAACAAGATAACATCAGCATCAGTAACAGGAACCACAACAAAAACAATAACCCTTAATCAGCAGGATGGGGGAACGATTACGACTAGTTTTACGGATTTGCAAGGAGCAACAGGTACAGGTGTATCAGGCCGAGTATCTTATTGGAACAGCACAACAAACATTACAAGCGATGCTGATTTTACATTTGATGGCTTAAATTTACGAGTAGGCGCAACAAATGGAACTGGCAATGTTAATTCAGGCAATTTTACACTAACATCTGACAAGCGATTGAAAAGAAATATTGCAGCTATTGACGACTTATCCATTTACGATGATATTGAGTTTGTTCAGTTCAAGATGAAAGCAGACGGAAAATACCAGAGGTACGGGGTTATCGCTCAGGATTTAGAAAAAATAAACTCTAACCTAGTCCGTAAAGACAAAGATGGCTATTATTCTGTGGCTTATATAGACTTGCTTATTGCCAAAACAGCCAGACAAGACGAGCAGATAAAAGAGCTAAATGAAAAGGTGGAAAAACTAACTAAATTAGTGGAGGAGTTAATGAATGAAAAGTAGATTATTGATTATACTATTAATTGTTGGATTAAACGTGTTTGCACAAGTTCCGAACACCACAACATTTACATTACAGGATGTAGTGGATGAAGTAAACCCAACTACAAACGATTTGCAGGATTGTTTTAATGATGCTGATGAGAGTAAATTTGATTTGAATTATTATTCCTCTGGTAACGACTTATTAGAATTTAGAAATTATAATTCAAGTGATATTGATTTTGTAAGCGCGTGGGGAACAACAAATCTTTCAGGGGGCTCTACTATTACTGTTGATGCTTTTACATCTGCTCAAGTAGGGGACCTTTTATTATTGGTTATTGCTTATCAACCATCTACAAGTATCACCAATATAGGCACATTGGCTTGGAATGCTATAACTACTAATAACGCGTATTTAAGTACTCCAAATCTGGGAGTTTATACCCGAGAGGTAACCTCACAAGATTTGCTACTTAGTTATTACACTGTTTATTTTGATTCTAGTACGCCATATCTTGCTTCTATGTATCTAATTAGAGGACAGGCATCAATACCAATATCGTCTAATTGGCAGGGTTTCGTGTCTCTTTCCGCAACTACGAGTGCTAGTCTTTCGATAATCCAAGATGTCTCAAATTCTACATATATCACCATGATAGCTACAAGAAACGTGGGTAATAACCCAACACTTTCAAGTGGCAGTGATTATTGGAGGCCTTTACCCGGATTGACGGGTAGTTCAACTTTGGGCGGTGGTGTTTTTACTAGGACTTATGGGGAGGACACGCCTTCCATTGATTTTGATTTTTCAACATCCTGTTGGTACTATGGCGTAATGTTAGAAATTATAGATTAACACATAATAACAATGAAAAAGTACATTTTATTAGCGGTATTCGCCTTTGTAGCATTGGCAGCCGCACACGCACAAACAACAATTAATTCAGACTATCAGTATGAACAACAAATTATTGATTCAGAAGCTCAGGCAAAAGCCGAAAAGCAAGCCTTCAACGATTCAATAATGGCAGCCCTCGATTATCAGTATGCCACACAAAAGATTACACTAATGGCTGACAGTGTAGTATTGCTGGACACCTTGAAGTGTAGACCAGTATTAGTGATGGATTCAAACAATAACTTTTACGCAACATTGGGTAAATATGCAGTAATGTTTAAAAGATTACAGGGGAGAATGTGGAACCGCCAAAATGAGGAAGTAAGGATGAACCTAATAAAGGGGAAAGCTCCTGAAATTTCCTTCCGCAACGTTAAAACAGATGTAGCAGTTGACCCGGCTACTATTAAGTAATGTACGAGAACAAAACAGAGAAGGAATTTAATTCGAGTATAAAATGGAACTTGAAAATAAAAATGAATCTAAGCAAGTTGATAAGGCTATTCATAAGAGGAAAAGAAAGCTCGAACGGAAACGTGCCAGAAAAATCTGGTGGGGAAATTCGGACTTGAAAATTAATTATTGATAGTGTGAATTTTGTAAAATGGATTACGTAACGACAATTTGAAAAAGTTACGTTAAATTTATAACTTTGGTAAATGGAAGATAGGCACGCAAAAATGATCGAACGCATTTATAACGAGGTTGTAGGCGACGAATATACAGAAGGTTTAATCCCAAAAGTAAACAAGATTGAAAAAGATGTTTATAATCTAAATGTCAAGTACAAGATCGTAATAGGGGTTATTGCCTTCCTGATTGGAGCTTCGGCGTTTTTATCTGATATTTCAAAACTATTTTAATCATGGATTCAGATCAATTTGTAAAACAGTTTTTAAGCATCGCCTTTTTTGTAGAAAAGGAAACGGGCATTTTTGCGGAGGCACTACTGGCACATTCAGCGCTCGAAACTGGATGGGGGACAAAAGTAAAAGGAAACAATTACTTCGGAATTAAAGGGAAAAAGAACCTGGTCCGAACAAAAGAAATATCAGAAAGCCCCGATCTTAAATTTCATGAAATCTATTCAGTAACACCATTTGAAAAGAACGGCAAAACTTACTACGAATACGATTGTAAAACATGGTTTGATTCGTATTTAAGCCCGAAAGATAGTTTTCTGAAATATGCTGATTTTATAAAAAGCAATCCAAGATATTCTAAAGCACTAACTCAAGATAGCGCAGAGGGGTATTTAAGTGAGATTGCGCGCGCTGGATATGCAACAGGGTTAAACTACGAAGAGACTATATTAAACGTGCTTAAATCAGTTCAGAAGAGAATTAATAAATTAACTGTAACCGTGGCACAAGATTTGCGTAAATAGAACAAAAACTTATTACTATGATTTTACTTACAGCATTTATAATTTACTCATCGGCTACAATTGCCGCATTCGCATTGAGTTATGCAGAAATTAGTCAAAAAAACAAACGGCAAGAAAACAACCGCCGTAAGCATTATTAGTGTATTATTTGAGGCTTTAACTATTTATAAACCTGAGCTATTAGATGAAAATTCAAAAGGAGCCATAAGGCTTGTAATTAACTCAGGGCTTTTGACTACATTGGCTCATAAAGCATGGAGGAATAGAAAAGAAATAACCGAATGGGCAAAAAGTCTGTTCCCAAAAAATAAATAATATGGAAGTAAAAGAAAAAATGAAAGAATACATTGAATCCGAACTGGGACAAGATGTAATTACAATTCTGGCTTATACGATCAAGAAAAGCGAAACAACTAAGGATGACGAAATTGTAAGTAATTCGGCTGAAATATCAGAGGTTATTGCCGAGGCACTTTCAAAAGTTGACACATTGAACCCAACAGATGAGGAAGTGAAAAATGCAATTGTTGGGGTACTCGAAAAAGTAGTTAAGGAAACATCAACTAAGTGGGATGATAGAGCATTGAAAGTGTTGAAGATGTTTATTTAATTTGTTCTAATAAAAAAAAGCCCGTGTAGTACGGGCTTTTTTTTATTGCTAATAGTTTTTATATTTTATTTTTAATCATCGTACAGCCAATCAGGCGCATTCTCAATATTCCGTTTGTGCTTTATTTTAATATCATTCCAATCTCTTTCTATTTTTTCTTTTATTGATTGCCTAATAAACTGAGAAATGTTTACTCCTTTTGACTTTAGAATCTTCAAACTATTAGCTTGAATTTCTGTTATCATAACTTCCTGTCTTACTGTATATTGTTTCATTTTATCAGGATAGAAGGTATGGTTCCACATACGTTATAGCCAATTAACAGGCTAAACATAAACTTTGGTCATAAGGCTCGGCATTTCTCAATATAAAAGCTTTGTTTCCATTACGCCCACCCCACGTTTTATTCCAAAACCTAACAGCTTGTGCATAGTTTTTTGCTTGGTTTGCGTATATCGAGTAAGTAGTTCTTTTTCCTCCGCTCAGTCCTTCTATAATAAACCATTGTATATATATTCCCGCCTTTCTTTTCTGCATTTCAATTTTCATAGTACTAATAAATTAACTGGCTATAACAAAGTATAAAATTAAAAGGGCAATATAGCCTTTTGCTCTCTTAATTATCATTAGTGGTTTGCCCTTCAAATCTTATACAAACCGTTATGCTTCATTGCGCCTGAAATTTTATACCTTGATTTGAACTTTCCGTCAGGCGCAACGAAAAGCATAACATGCGGTATAAAAAATGCCTTAGTCCGTTCATTTAATAAGCGTTCGTGGGTTAATCCAAAAAAGAAAAAAGCCCGCCCGCTTTGGTTTTTACAAAACCATTTAGAAATCGAATAAAGTAGCATGGTTCTTATAGTTAGTTACTAAAATTTCAATACTCCTTTTCTTTAAACTTTGCCGTTCACCAATTTGTGTAACGTTCAATTTTCTTTCTTTTGCCTGTTCTAATATAAATGGGTGGTCAAATTCGCTCATTGCCCATTTACAGCCCGATTCTTGCAAAAAATCAAACAGGTCTTTACTATCTGCCTCAGTAAAAGAATTACCGTTATAATTATCAGTTGTTTTTAAATATGGTGGGTCGCAATAAATAAGCGTTTGGTTTAAATCTTCTGGTTGCAACGAAATACTCGAAAACATTTTTCTAAAATCACAGTTCGTAAACTGTGCGTTTTTAATGTATTCAAATGTTTTATCAAGGTATTTAAAAACTTGTTCTTTGGGTGTGACGCAACCAAATCGCAACGTGTCCATTTTTCCGTATAAACTAAAATTTGAAAGCATGATAAAACGGATTGCACGTTTTACAGGCTCTTCCTCTTTGTTTTGCATCCAATAATCAAATAAATCATTGTGTATTGGCATAATATTAAACAATTCAACAAATTCATCCTTTTTGTTGCTAATAACCTGAAACAAGTTAAAAACATCAGAATCCAAGTCATTTAAAAAATTGTGCTGCGCTTTGTGTTTATTAAAAAACATGCCTCCAGCGCCAAAGAAGGGTTCAATATAAATCTTGTGAGCCGGGAAATGTTTTTGTATTTCGGCTGCAATCTTTGATTTATTCCCTAATCTTCTAAGAATCATAAAAAATCCCTCCCTTTTTTTCTTTTTTTACGTTTGTACTTTTAATCATCGTTTGTGCATATTTGACGGCACATTTCATACCGCCAGCCCGTTAACGTGCATTAGGAGTCTTTGGAATAATTCTATAATAAGTAACACTATCTGTTTCTGCAATTTGAATAATTTTAGTGCTGTCAATCAAGATCCAATCATTACTAACCTTTTCATGTGTCCTTTGGCATAATAAAATAACGCACGTTAACAATATGCAAATTGCATAACTTAATTTTTTAATCAACTGTTTCATAATATTGTATTTTAGTGTTTCAAATTCAATTTATACGTATTCAGGCAAGTTACGACAACTTGCAACCAACGTTAGCGGTAATGCTATCTAAACAGCATGGTCGCTACAAGTAGGTAAGTTCTCTTCAATTCCGTTGCGCTTAATCATTGAATAGCCAGTAGATTCTACTCCGCAAAAATAACATGGCTGTCGTTTTTTGCGGGAAGCACTACCGCTAACACGCGGTATATTGGATTGCCCCAGCCCGTGTATGCCTTTATCCAGCGCACTTTTATGAAAACATTCATATCCACTTTTTGTGTATATACAAATCATGTTACGATGATACCCCGCATTTTTTAATCCTAAAAACATTCGTTCAACATTGCATGGATGTTGTCTGCCGTTGTGGTACATCAATGGATTTTTAACTATCAACTCTTTGTAGTTTTTGCTTTGTTCCATTTCTAAAAGCATTTCATTTATGTGCTCTGGTCTTTCCATCGCTCTATATTTTATAGGTTATTTACTCGCATTAACTTTTGTGGGTATTTCAACAGGCAACCCAACATACCGCACGCCCGTTAGCGTTCATTGCTAACCCAATCGAAGCAATCCATCCACCCGGAAAAGTAAATGTCATCCTTCCCATCTTTTAACACACGCCTGTAATTGTATCCACCGTCCGATGCTATTTGGTAGCCCTTGTTAACTGCTTCGTCCTTTGTTGGCAACGAACCGCTAACACTTTGTAAATTGCATTTTTTTAACTGCTGTTCTACGTAATTGTCAACCATTTCTTTTATCTCAATGCTTGCCTCTTGTGCCGTTTCATTAGCAGCAATAATTCTTTGAATATCTTTTGCTTTTATCATTTTATGTTGTTTTTAGTGTTTCAAATCCGTTAAAAAACCGACAACTTACAAGTTATCGTTACCCACCCATTTAAAAACCGAAGATTCTCGCTCCAAGTTTTGATGGTAACTTCAACCGCCACCACTCACAAATTTTAGCAGGTATGTAATGCCAATCTTTTCTAAGTGTATAAACTGGTTCGCTATTATATCCGCAACCGTAGAAACGCCCTGCATTAAATGGAAATACAGGCATATTTTTGATCTTTATCCCATAACAATAGAAGCCTTCAACGGTTGCTACCACTCTGTATTTGTTCCACCGCACTATTACCACGTCCCCAGCTTTTAAAGAAAAACGGGTGGTAACAAAGCGTAATATTGCATTGCTGTGTCGGTGCTTCGATTTAACTTTCTGCGTATTTCCCATAATTAAATATTTTTTCCCAACGCTTTATTAATCAGCAAATCAATTTCGGGTGTATTTAATTCATCTGGGTTAACATTGTTTCGTATGTTAATTAGTGCTTCTAATAATTCAGGGGCTGACGAAATTAATCTACCATTTGCAACTTGCTGTTCCATTTCGTTATCCATTATTATGCAAGCACAAATGTTTTCATTTTCTGTTTCAACTACATAATGATCATCATCATATATCAAATTCCATTTACCTTTTGTTCCTTTAAAATCCATCGCTTAAAATATTTAATTATTACTGTCGTTTTCGTATCAAATTTAGGTTCATAAATCGCAACGCAACATACGCAAACCGTTAACACCCATTTATCTCAGATAGGTAATAGTTGTCTCCGCAATCAAAGCACCCATATAAGGCATCTTTTTCTTGTGTTCCTTCGTCTGTGTTTATTTCTGGTATCGTTCCAATAAAGTAAAAATCGTTACATCCGCATTTGCATTCAAAACGGGTGTTAACAATTTGTTTATTGCATTGCTGTTCTGTGGTTTTCGATTCTTTGTTCATTTATGTAAGTGTTTATAAATTTGATAATTACGTTCAACTTTTACGCAACGACAACAAACAAGTTACCGTTAGTGTTCAGTTTACTTACTATATGGGCTTTTGCCACATTTGAAGCAAGTGTTATTAAACTTCTGGCTATCACATAATTTATTACCACACCATCCGCAAACCGCAACGCTAACAAAGTGTTTATGTAATGCTTGTTCGCGGTTCGTTTCAGCACCGTTCACTTCTGCTCTTTTGGTTGCTTCCATCCATGCGTCTTTTGCAGCTAATCTTTCAAGTGTTTTCCAATTTGGATTTTTATCAGTTAATTCTTCCCACCATTTACTAAACTCTTTGTATTCTTTTTCGTAATTCATATCCGTTCACTATTTAAGTTATTGTAATTATTATTCTCGTGTAAAATACGGTAGGTTATTCACGCACTACACAAACACCAACCGTTAGCGTTCATTGCTTCTTATCATTAAAATAATGTCGTTAACTGTATTTGCTTTTATACTATTTTCGTAAGCTTCTCTGTGTGCAGCACTTTCATAAGCTTTTGCTTCACGTTCGGTAAATATATCAGCTTGTATCTGTATTTGATTAAGCACCGACTCGCTAACATTTTGTAAATTGCATAATTTTACTATGCGTTCTGCTTTATTAATATTATCGCAAGCACATAATTCGACATTTCCTTCCATTATCTGATAAAATGGAAATTCTTCTGTTCCTGAGTTTACTATTTCTAATTTCATTTTGTTATTTTTTTTGTATTTCAAATCCGTAAAATTCCGACAACTTACAATTTACCGTTAGCAATCAGTTTGCGAATCCAGCGAAACTGCAAAATGGTGAGGACACATAGTACTGTCACTCAATACCTCTCTGTTGCATCCTTCAATCTCGCAAACCGCCACTTTGTTGTTGCTAACAATAGGCATATTAAAAACCTTTCTTTTTTCTATAGTATCAGCTTTAGTGGTTTTTCTTTTCCTTTTGTGTTGTGCATTTAATCTATCAGCCAGTCTATTAAACGAAATTGCAGCTTCTTTGCAGGCTCGTTTAAAATTTTCCATAATTTCATCAATTTCATCTTTTCCCATTTTTAGTATAATTTTGTTTTAGTTCTCGTTTGAAATTTCGTTGTGGTTTCCATGTTCAAAGCATACCACAACCGTTAGCAATCAGTTTGCTGCCATTTATTAAATGTTCCAGGGTTACATTCATCGCAAATTTCGGGAACAAAAGGAGCGTGTGGATTATGTTTGCAAGTATGGCAACCAACCGCCACTAGTACCTCGTTATTGCTAACAATGTGTTTATGCAAACCGCTGTTCTCGTGCAAACGTTTCTCCAAAACACCTCGGATGATAATTATTGCAGCTTGTTGATACTCACTTTTAGCTTTGTATTTCAAAATACCTTCTTTAAGTTCTTTGAAAGTTATAGATTCTTTATCTAATATTCTTTCAAGTTGTTCGATTTCATTAACTGTTTTTACCACGCTATTAAAATTTAAAAGTTTATATCTCGAATCTAATTTTATCGGTTATTAATCTGCGGTCAGCACAAACACCAACCGTTAAAAAGAAATACCAATTCTTTCAAGATGTTTAATTAATAGTAATTTAGACTCTTCAGTTTCATTGTTTTCTGGAAAAAGTTTAGAATATTCAAATTCTTTTATATTTTCGCCATCTTTAGTAATTTGTTCAATATTTTCAAAACCGTAAATTTCTATTTCAGAAATATTATCGGAATATACGCTAAAGCTAATAGATAAATTTTCGCATAATATTAACGAACCGTCTTTTAGTTTTATTTCAGCGTAGATATTGCCATGCCAACAATTATCGCCCAAATCAAAACCATGCAATAAAAAAACATCTATATATTCAATGTGGCTGATTAAAACTTCTTTTAATTCCTTGTAAGTAAGTGGTGTAATATTCTTCATCGTGTTATTAATTTAAAACAAAGATATGCAAAAGTTTGTAAATAACAAATATTTGTATTTAATTTGTGTAGAAATTTTAAAATTAAATTATGGAAAAGCGATTGATTAACATTTCAACAGCAAGCGAGATTTTGACTGGAAATACTACCCAGATTAGGCATGATTATAAAAAAGGAAAGTATCTTCCTGCAATTAATGAATTACGGGAATTTGAAAAACAGTGGAGGGGGAAGCATGGGAAAAGATAGGGCGTGTATTAACTGCAAGAAAAACGACAAATGTAAAATGCAGAAATATTTTATAGACAAAAAACAAATATTTTGACCTGTCCAGATTTTCGTGCTAAATAATTCGTTTATTACAATATTTTGCATACATTTACCATGGATTTAAAACTTTATACAATGAAAACACTACTTGAAAGGTTAAAACCAGAATTTAAAAAACAGATTAATGATTTTTGGAATGGTTATGATAGCTCGATTGAGCTAATAGAAAAAGAACTATCTTCTTGTTATTATTATAATGACTTGAAGTATGGAACTATTAAGGAAATTTACTGGGCTTGTTTTGGCGTGTTTAAAGATGTCAATGAAGCTGAATTAAATGAAATGTTTACGAAATTAAGAAGACATGATTACAAAGAAAAGATTTGACGCATTAAGCGAATGGAGAGCATTGCCTCCACACAAAAAGCAAGTTCTTTCAAACAAGTACGCTAACGGTCGACATCATTTAATGTTGACTGTAAAAGAAATCGAATACATATATGAAAAGGAAAACGAAGTGCGAATAAAAGCAATTCATGTAATACTATTTATACTCGTATTGCTTTTCGCAATGTTTGGAGAAAGTTTAATTAACCACTTAATAAATTAATTATGGCACTAGCAACAAACGAAGCAAACTGGGCGACAGATGAAAATAAAAATGAACGCCACAAACAGGCTATAAAGTTAGCAGCAGAAAGAGAAAGGTTAGAAAAGAAATGGATTAAAGATGGTAAAAAACAAATACTAATACCTCATCCAACAAGTCCGAAATGTTTTATAGTAAAATTTGTATAATATGAAAACACTTGCAAAATTAAACAAAGCAATAGAGCTTATCAAGTCAAAAAATTTAAAGAAAAAAGGTAAAAATACCTTTAGCAAATATGACTACTATACCCCAGATCAAGTAGCTGAACTTACAACATGGGCTTGTCATGAGGTAAAATTATTCCCTAAGTTTGATTTAATTAGAAATGACTTAGGTATTACTGGGAAACTTTCTGTTTATGACATTGAAAGCGAAGCAGAACCTGTTGTGTTTGAAATGGCATCAGCGATCCCTGAAATAAAGGCTACAAATATAAGCCAACAGTTAGGGGGGGCAATGACTTATACAAAAAGGTATTTGTTAATGAATGCTTTTGATATCGTTGATAATAACCTTGATTTTGACACAACAGAAAATACCAAAAAAACACAAGAATCACACGAACAATTGATTTATGGTCTTGATTTAACGGCAACAAAAAGTCTTATATCTGCAATAAGAAAATCGAACACATTAGCAGATTTGAAAAATTTGTGGGAGAATAATGAAAAGTTGCAAGCAGATAATTTATTCAAAAAAGAGATAAATAAACGCAAAGACATTTTAATTCAAAACGGAATAGACAAATAATTATGGAATCAGCAATTAGTTTATTTAAACAACTACCCGAGACAAAGCAACAGATAAAAGACTATTCAAGATTGATAAAAGAATCAGTATTGAATGGCGAAGTAGAACCATTGCAATTTGCAGCTATTATTAGCGCATTAGAGCAGCTTTTTAAAGGACTTAAATCAGATGTATTAATAAAGGACGTAATTTTGGAAGAAGCCGAAAAATACGGGTCTAAAACGATTGACAAAGAAAACGTAAAATTCCAGATTAAAGAAGTTGGCGTAAAATACGATTTTACAAATTGCGATGACAATGAATATGATTTACTTTGTGATCGAATAGCTGAATTGTCGGCAGCAAAAAAAGAACGCGAAAATTTTCTGAAATCAATAACTCCAGAAATGGAGGTTTACGGAAGTGACGGCACACAATTAAAACCAGCTATAAAAAGTTCTACCACTTCGGTAGCAGTTATATTAAAATAAAAAACAAATAAAATGAGTGAACAATCAGTTGAAGGAAAAGTAATACACGTACTAGAGATTGAATCAGGCATAAGCAATGCAGGAAAAGATTGGAGTAAAAAAGATTTCGTTATTGAAACGGATGACCAGTACCCAAAGAAAATTGCATTTACGTTATTCGGAGACAAGGTTAGTTTAGCTCCAAATATTGGCGAAGATGTTAAAGTTTATTACAACTTGGAAAGCCGAGAGTACAATGGTAAATGGTTCCATAATGTTAATGCTTGGAAAATAGAAAAATTAGGAGATGCACCGAAAGACGAAGCACAAGAAGAACCTTCTCCTGACAATAATGATACGGGGCTTCCATTTTGAGAATGACGGTTGGATATTATTAAACGGTAAACGATGATTTACAATTTAGTAAACGAGATAGAAAGACAACAGGCAAAAGATCGCTTAGATTGGCTTATTTCAAAGAACAAAAGGATTGAGGTAAAAGAGTTAAGAGGTAAAAGAACAACGCCACAAAACGCTTATTTGCACCTGCTGTTGTCTTTCTTTGCATTGGAAGTCGGAGAAACTTTAGAATTTATTAAACAGGATATATTTAAGAAGAAAGTAAATTCTGATTTATTTAAGACTGAGCGAAAAAATCCAAAGTCTGGAAAAATTAGAGAAGATTGGCGAAGTTCAGCAGAATTAAGTACTAAAGAACTGACAGATGCGATTGATAGGTTTAAAAATTGGAGCGTTAAACATACTGGGATTAGATTACCAGAAGCAAACGAACAACAATTTTTAGACTATATTCAAAACGAAATTGACAAAAATAAACAATGGATATAACAAAATGCAAAGGCGATTATTGCCCTATAAGGGATAAGTGTAAAAGATACACTTTAAAGCCTTCAATATCCCAATCATATCTTGTTACTTCTCCGTTTCTGTTTAATGATGGCGGCGGTAGTTGTGATATGTTTTGGGGAGAAGGATCGGACGCACAATTGAAACAAATAAAAGAGATATTGAAATGAAACAAGTAACAATAAAACATGACAGTATTGACGAAGTCAGAATAAATAAAGATAGGCAATTAATAATAGTTGTAAAAACTGGCGAAGAATGTAAAAGGTTAAAGAAGCACCTTTTAAAACAAAGCGGAGACGATAAAATAGATTAATATGGAACTTAAAGAAGCTATAAAAATGTGTGAAGATAATGGGATGATGGTTATTGAAATTGATAAGGCTATCAACCAAGATAGATTATCATTTAATGTTGTATTGAAAATAGCAGCTAGAATAAACAAGGTGGATGCTAATGACATAATTAAACCAATTCGAGGCAATGACAGAATAGTAAATTCAAGGTGGCTTGCAATTCATTACATATATTCTACAACTCCATATACTCACAGCGATATTGCTAAGAAGTTTAATAAAGACAGGGCTACTATAATTCATACGCTAAAAGGAAATTCAAGCCCTTTTCTGAACGGATGGAGACAGAAAAACAAAGAATTATTTTTAATGAAGATAAATGAGCTTCACAGAAGTTTGGGGCTGTCCGAGTTTACATATAAGGAATATAATAAACTATGAAAAAATTAAAAGGAGTTGACGGTAAGTTAGATGAGGCATGGAGCAGATTGGTAAAGCTACGGGCTGGAATGTCATGTGAAGTTTGTGGAAAAACAACAACATTAAATTCGCATCATATCTATTCAAGGTCAAATAGATCAGTAAGATGGAACCCTGATAATGGGATTTGTCTTTGTGTAGCCCATCATACATTCGGAAGTTTTTGTGCCCACAAATCGCCCACAGAATTTACCGAATGGTTATACGATAGAAAAGGAGCCGAATTTATGAACACACTAAAAATAAAGGCTCATATGACAATTAAATATTCAAAGTTTGAAAAGGAATTGCTCTTAAAATCATTAAAGAATGAAATTGCTATTCACGATTAATTATTATCTTTGTGTCACTACACAACCAGAGGGTTTTGTTTTTCATCGTATAGGTTTTAGCCCGGCACTTGTCGGGCTTTTTTGCTAATTAACTTCAATCTAACCCATGTATAAAGTTTATATAGCAAGTCCTTATACTGTAGGAGATCAGGCGTTGAACGTAAGAAAGCAAATGCAAACATCTAATACTTTAATTGGATTAGGTTATGTGCCATTTTCTCCACTTTTAATGCACTTCCAGCACATGCTTTATCCTAGACCATATCAAACGTGGATGTTTCTTGATTTAGAATGGTTGGCAACCTGTGACATTGTGTTAAGATTGCCCGGAACAAGCAAAGGTGCAGACATGGAAGAAAAAAGAGCTAATGAGTTGAATATCCCAGTAGTTTATTCAATTGACGAACTGAACCAGCATTTTGGCATAGAAAAAGAGCCGCTTATGATTGGTTATATTTAATTTATTTTTATATTTGTGATGTCGTTTGACTTGCACAACAGAATGACAAACATAAAGAAATTTTAAATCCGTATTTGGTGGAGGGAGTGCAAGCCCGAAACCATCTACGGATTTTTTTTATTAATTTTTAAATAAAATTATTATGGCGGTACACATTCTATTTAAGGGGACAGAAAGAAGTGAAACAAATAATCACGAGTTGGAATTGTTTGAAAACGGGGAGGGTGAAATATTTATTTCTGTTTATATACCAGACATAATGCAAGAATCTTATATATGTCTTGATAAACAATCTGCAATAAGGCTTTCGAAACACCTTAAAAATCAAATTTCACAAATTACAAATAGTTAGTTATGGCAGAAAATAAACCATCATTTCTGCTGTATCGTGACATAATGCCAATGGTGAAAAAGTTGCCAAATGATAAGGCAGGAGAATTATTTAAGTTGATTTTGTCATATGTAAATGACGAAAATCCAGACTTGGAAAGCATCGATTTTGTATTACAAATTGCATTTGAACCCATAAAACAATCACTAAAAAGGGATTTGAAAAAATACAAAAATATAGTGGAACGCAACAAAATAAACGGATTGAAAGGAGGAAGACCAAAGAAACCCAAAAAACCAACTGGGTTAAATGGAAACCCAAAGAAACCCAAAAAAGCCGATAATGATATTGATAGTGGAATAGATAAAGAAGAATATATACAGGAAAAGCCTGTTTATATCTATAATCAATTTTACGATGAACAATTAAAACTATCAAATAACGATCCGAAATACAAGATGTTTATTGAAATACTTTTTGGTAAAAACCTTCTCGATAGAAAACTAAATACTGTATTGGCGATGAAAGAACAGGTTTCATTTAATCAAATGAAATCAGTAGATAAAATAAAAAATGACTCAGGGAAGCTAATATCTGAATTATTGGTTGACATGGAAACGTGGTTAATGAAAAATACTAAATCTAAAAATACAACAGTCTTAGGTACGCTTAGAACTTTTGCAAAAAATAAGAAATAATGGTTACTATATGAGTAGTAGCCGATTTGAATCACAAACTTACAAATAAACACAAATGTTGAACAAAGTAAATAGCCCTAATAATTGCACTACAACGGCTATTACTTATATAAATTGTTGTAGTGCGTTTTTAAGCGATGGGAAATAACCGACTTAAATTTAGAGCTTGGAATAAAGAAAGCAAAAAAATGATGTTGTGGGCGGACATACAGAGATTTAAGAACCTAAATAAACTTATTAGCCTTGACCATGTAACCGTACAGCAGTTTACTGGATTGTGCGATAAACACGGCATTGAAATATACGAAGGGGATATACTTAGCGACTGGACTGAAACAGACGAAGGTTTAGTTCAAAGTAAGATGCAAGTGTTTTGGGATTCTAAAATAGGGGCTTGGTTGCTTGATAATAGCTATAAGCAAAATAAAAGTAGTGGCGATTTGCTTTCGGATGAACTTGCAGGATTTTCATATGAAATTACTGGCAATGTGTGCGTGGGCTAATGCACTACAACGTTTAGTATAACAAACGTTTAAAACTGACTTAGATTGAAACAAATAAATTAAATAACTGCACGAAACTTAATTAAATGTACTGCATTTCCTACGCTTGTGCCTAACGTATCACGGCTATGTGTAGTGCCGTATAAACATACACTAACTTTTAAATTAAAAATAAAATGAGCAAAGAAACACAAAACAATGAATTAAGCACAGATAAGGCATTACATATAGCCGATGTTGGCGGTAGTATTTTTTTTAATGTTCCGCTAATTGCTTATGAAAAAACAAGGCTAAAATTATCAAAAGAAGAATTTGAAGAATTTAAAACAAAATCTTTCACAAGTGATAGGGCTTTTTTTATTTGGAATAAATTACCAGAAGATACAAGACCTGAATTAGAGTTCTTTATGGAATGGTTTTATGATGATGTTCATTTTTAATATTACCGCCAACGGTGCCGTGCAAACGTAGTTGCCTGATTGTGTAAGAATTTAACTAAAATAATTTTATCATGTTTAATAAAAAACTAAAACAAAGAATTACTGACTTAGAGGAGCAATTAAAGAGTTGCAGAATAAGTATCTATTTACTTGATGACCGAGTGTATAATGCCGAAGAAAAGGTAATTATCTTAAATGCTGAATTATTTCAGTTAAAGGCTGGGAACAAGCAGGTAACTTAAAACGTCTCAATTATGCTTGCCCTGCAATTACGTTTGCACTTTGTTATGATTTGCTACCGTAGCGGTCAGGTAGAAAGCAGTTTTAAGTTGGCACGGCACCGTTATAATCAACGGTATTTCGGGAATGTCAGAATCTGAATTTAGACATTATTAGATAAGTTATTTAGACATACCTGATTTTAATGTGATTGATAATTAGTTTATTATGGTGGCGTTTCGTCTAAATTTAGTGACATGGAGAAATGACCGGAGCGCAGCGGAGGTAGTTGATTATAACGGTCGAATGCAAGTGCTGATTTTTAACGTTTAAAAACTAATATTATGAACACAAAAGATGAATTACAAAAATTTAGCAAAAGTAAGGGTATGAAGTGGCCTGTGGAATGTCATTTTTACAACTGGGAATACATGATAGAATTTGCGGAATTATATGCTAACAAAGTTAAAAATTTGGATTTGCATATTGTTAGCCAACGAAGTGAACTGTTGGCTTTTGCTAAAGAAATGCAGGAAATTGGATTTAACGAAATGGATGATGCTGAAGCTGTTGTAGACATTTATTTAAAAGCCAATTGTGGCTAACGGTAAATTGTAAGGGTATGTGCCGCCACCCAAACTGGCACACGGTTGATACGAGTAAATAACTTTCAAAAATTATAGCGATGGCAAATGTTAAAGAATTAGTACATACGATTATTAAAGAAACCTGTACACATTGGATTTGTGCAGACGACCAAGAACTTGATAGAGTAGAAAAAGAATTGGAACAAAAACTAAATGACTTAGTTAATTCCGAACGAGCGTTGGCTGACAGTTCGCACGAAGCTACAGCGGCATTACCTTTACAAAATGTTAGCGGTAGTGCTTCCAAGAATGAGCTTATACAGCAATTATTAAAGAAACTATACGAAGATTCAGACAACAATAAAAAGTTAGAATATCAAAGCAAAATTGCCTGTGGTTACGGTATTGTTACACTTACCATAAATGTAGAATAGCATTACCGCTAACGGTTTGTGCAAGAATCTTTAAAATTTATGGATATGGAATACACAGGTAATTACTACGGTTCTGAATATGTAAGACACGTTTATGAACCCACGAAAGTAGCCACCGCTAAAATGCAGAAAGTATTTAAACACAAATACAGTATCGGACAGAATGTAATTTGCAGGAAAAGGCACAGAAAGACAACAAGCGGAATAATTACCGCAGCAGTTTACACAAGTGAAGGACGGTTTGGAGGAAAGAAAGGTGGCGGGACAGTAAAGGCATACAAAATTAACGGCATTTACTTTTACGAAGGCGAAATTAAGCGATTACAGTAATAAATTTTATTGTTTTTGCACTTTGTTAGCGGTTGGCTGTTTCGTTAAAAGCGATGCAGCCACAAGTTAAGCAGAAAACTAATTATATTTTTTCAGCTTACCGCTAACGGCTCGTGTAAACGGAGTTTCTGAATTGTGGAATAATTAAAAAATAAATGTTATGAGATGGATAATTGGCTTTTTAATAATATTCTTTTACGAAGTAGCTTTTGGCTGGGACATAACCCCCAATTGGATTAATGCAGTTGCGAGCATAATTGCAACCACATTGTTATTGATAGTTCTGTACAGGCCTAATTTATTTTTTAAGGATGGGAACAATACAGGAAGTTGAAAAGAGACAGAAAGCCACAGGCGTTAAATTACGTTTACACTTTGTTGTGTTTGCGTTGCCTCCGGTTTACTTATACACCTTTTCAAGTTTACACGAGCCGTTGTATTTCATGGTATGGCGGGAATGTCGGAATCTGATTTTAAAATTTCCTGTTTTAAAATTAGCGGCATGGAGCCATAGCCGACGGTAGGAGGCAATGAAATACAACGGTAACTTGTATGTGGCGTTGAATGCTACGCTTGATTAAAAAACAAATGATTAAATAACATAAATATTAACTTAGATGCTTAACACAATGTCATATACAAAATGTTAGACATCTGTAAAAATTACGGATATGAAAAACGAAAAAACATTAAGAGACGAAATTGCAATGAGCATGAGAGATACAACATTGCCAACCATTAACGATGAAAAAACAATGGCATTAATAAACGAAAAGTACGGGCTTGAATGGAGTGATGATCCACTGGTTCAAATTGAATGGGCTATGAAATATCAAGCCATTGTAAGATATATGTTTGCTGATGCAATGTTGGCTGTTAGGTAGTAATTTTTATTGTGCCTAACGGTTTGTGCATGTTTTGAAGTTTTGTGGAATTTAAAATATAAATAATGATTAAAAAAATTGAAGGATTAAGACGCATTTACATTGGTAAACTACCAGATGGAGACGCAAGAGACATAGAGTTAGCAAAGTACTATGGATACAATCAAGCCATTGATGACGTAATAAAACTTTTAAATATGCACTTTGTTAGCAATAACGAGTGTAACGAAGTGGCGGTTTGCTGTTGCAAGCACATCGATATTGTGTTTTATGGCAGTAAATGTAAACACTGCGGAGGCATCATTTGTGAACAGCAAACTGATTGCTAACGTATGTGGAACCATACCTTCTATCCTGATAAAATGAAACAATATACAGTAAGACAGGAAGTTATGATAACAGAAATTCAAGCTAATAGTTTGAAGATTATAAAATCAAAAGGTGTAAACATTTATCAGTTTATTAGGCAGGCAATAAAAGAAAAATTACAACGAGACTGGAAGGAAATAAAGATAAAGCACAAACGAAAAATTGATAATGCACCAGACTGGTTGTATGATAATTAAGAATAATCTTATGAATGATATATTAAAAGAGTACGAATGGCTAGAAGCATTAGAAAAATGCAGAATCTCTATTCACGATAATATAAAAGAGCCTCCTCCTGTTATTCAGGTTGATAATCTATCACAATGGCCTGTCACTATAATGACAAAGGGGAATATTAGTGTAGTTAAAGGACAGGCAAAGAGCCGTAAAACGTTTGCTATCACAATGCTGGTTGCCGATGTTATTCAGTTAGTAAGAAAAAGTAAATTTACATCTCCAAGAAGGATGAAAGTCGCTTATTTTGATACCGAACAAAGTGCGTTTTATGCCAAAAAGATTGTTGATAGGATTAAACATATAGCTGGGGAAGAAATGACTAACGATGGTTTTTTCTGCTACTGCTTACGGAATATGAACTCCTTACAGCGAAAAAAAATGATAGATATTGCCTTCCAAGAGTTTAAGGATTTTGATATTTTCGTGGTGGATGGTGTTCGAGACTTAATGAAGGATATAAACAACCAGGAGGAAAGCACTGATTTAGTTAATGACCTCATGAAATGGACAGCCGAAAGTGGAATCCATTTAATAACTGTACTACATGAAAATCCATCTTTAGAGGGAGGTGGAAAATTAAGGGGACATATAGGTACTGAGCTAATGAATAAGGCAGAAACAGTATTGGAAGTGATGAAAGTTAAAGATAGCCCACAGTACAGCGTTATAAAGCCTTATATGGTTCGAGGTATGGATTTTGACCCTATTTATTTTACTATCGAAGATGGAGTTCCTGTCGTTGACAAATATTATGACGAATTTAAACCAGTAGCAGATGCACCATATTGAAATTGAACCAGAGGCGGAATTATATTTGATGATGAAAATGGCTCACGTTCAAAGCATTTGTGAGCCAAATATTTTCTGGCTTAGGTCTATCTCTGACTTGTTTTTTTCGGGGAGTACTATTGATTTTTTATATGAAAATAGATTCAGGTTTAAACGCAAATTAACAACCAGAGAGCTTTTTAATTATGACTCTGTTATAAAACACCTAAAACCAAAAGATTTTAATGAATTTAGAATACTGCTTAAAAATGACTGAACAAGAGCTTATAGAATTATTGTCGTTGAGATTATTCGGCTTAAACTAGATTTTATAGTCTAGTTTTAAGCCCACATTTTTTACATCTTTTTTCGGAAGTTGTTCCGTGAAATTCAAGGCATTCGCACTCAGGCTCTATTTCTTGCATCCATGTTTCGATGTGGGTATATAGTTTGTTTATTTTTTCTATGTTTTTTTCGGATACCCTTCCAGTTTTCAACATATAGCCAGTGATGTTTCTTTTTTTACCTGTGAGTAGTTCTGAAACTGCCATAAGGTTTATTATTTTTTCTGGTGTTATTTTCTGCTCCATTATTTTATTTTTTCTGAGTAGTTTATTTTAATTAGCTTGTATTGTTCTTTACCTTCGTTTTTAAGGACTTTTACAAGAGCTACGGCAAAATGTACGCATTGGCTGCAAACTGCCTCAAAATCGCTTAAAGTAGCATTGTCTGCAATTATTTTTTCGGGTTGTTTTTTACTATTCAATGCGTAAATCCTATTGTGTTCGTTTTTTTCGGGGCGTTTTTCTCTGAATGTTATTAAGTTTCTCATTTTATGAATTGTTTTTCAAAGTAGTTTATTACTATTTTTTTTTCGGAAGTGGTTAGTCTTATTAAATCCATTGAATAATACCTAAGGTATTTAGTTTGTTTTTTATGGAGATGTGTTACTATAACCTGGTATTTTTTACGCTTACCGTTTATCTCCAAGTCAATCGAATACTTTTTTTCGGAACTGGTTAGTTCTTTTTTTTGGGTTGTTATTTTGTTCATACGGTGCATATTTCTTTAAACCGTTCGTTTCTTTGTCTAGGTTCCTTCCAAAACACACAAATAACGCCATTATGGAAATCAACGCGGGTTATTTTTCGGATAGGATTAAATAAACTGTTTTTTTCTCCAACCGTTTTACCTATATTAATAACGTGAGGAAGTATTTTTTCTCTGTATTTTTCTGCACCCGTTTCTGTATATTTAAGCAGAAACTCATTTTTTGAAATAGGTTTTGCGTCATTTATAACTTCATAATAAAAGTCAAAAGACTGCATTCTCATTTTTTGGTATTGTTCAAACGTCATTGTATTGTTTTTTAGGATAAAAGTTCTTTTTTGAAGTCTATATACTCTATTTTCCCGGCGGCCTTCATTCCAAGTAAAAAGGCGTTAATGCCTTCATAGTTTAACGGAGGTGAAATACTTGTTTTGTTTTTTACAAGTATATATTTTACTTTTTTTCTTGCATCCGGGAAAATGTAATGTTTTACCGTTAACCCGAAATTATCGGCGAAATTCTGTAAAGCGTTTATTTTTTCCATAATGCTAGTTATAAATGCTGTTTTCTTTTCCGTAATTATTGCCAAAATAAATTAAATTATCAATCCTCTCCTCCAGCTCATCAAGTGCAAATTCGGCACTATTTGAGTGTATGTTCCATTTATACGATTTGAAATTAGGGCTTGCAAATTTGTTATTTAAAAACCATTCATTAAATAGTTTGTTTTTTTCTGCCTGCATACTTGTAAACTTCATAAAAACAGACCACACTTTTATTTTTGGCGATGGATCCAGTTTTATAGTTAGTTCACCAAAAAAAGTGTTTAAAACTCCATTTTTTACGCCGTATTTTTTCAATATGGCGTTCCCTTTTTTGTTAAAATCTTTACTATTCATAACTATTTTATTAAATTGTTAATAACTGATTCCCCAATTAAGGCAAAAATAAAAACTCCAGTTCCGACGATTACGTGCCAATTTTTTATTGTTTCGGTTTTTGTTGGCTTGTTTAGCCAGTTGATTATTTTTTTCATAGCCTATTGTATATTTTTATTAAATTAAAATTTGAGTTCCGTATCGCCTGGCATAACCCTAAATTTATACCGTGTTTTTCATTAAAATAAACCTCTTCGCAGTTGTTTAAATACATTTTTTTGTGGGAGGAAGTCATGTTTTTGGGCAGATTGTTTTTTATTTCTTCAATTGTCATGCCGTTATAAATTAAATTTTCCATGGTATTTTTTATTAATGGTTAAGACCGGGACAAAGAATCCCGGTTTCGGTTATTAAACCCTCATCAGTTAACCGAAGTTAACAGGGCAAAAATAGAATGTGTCAATCAATCAAGTTTCGATAGTTTCGCGGTGCTTGCATCATAGCTTAATGAATCGTTATAAAACCCAATCCCGCCGGCTTTATAAAAGTCTGGCTCATCTTTTTTTAACTCTTTGTAAGCATTTTTGATTGCTTTACGCGCCTCTCGCATCGTGTTAAACACTATTTTGAAGCCGTTAAACATCGTTTTGTTTGTTTCGCTGTCAATTGTGTTACAAGCGTGTAAAAGTTTATAATTACCGCTAATTTGTCCTGTAATCAAGATTTGTGCCTTCATAATGTTGTTTTTAAAGTGAATAATTTTGTGGCTGCGGTTAGAATCGAACTAACAAGATTAAGCGGGTAGGCTTTATCTTCGTACCAACGCGAGCCGAAAGGCAGTTTTTAAGGTCTGCCAACTTTTAACGTTACCTGAAAAAGTAATGATTTGTTAAATATAGGTAGCTTTCGGTATCCCATTTGTAACGGTTTAGAATAGTCTGTTTTGAAACTCTTTTAAATTTATTGTCCTTGCAATCGAACTCTTTAATGTATTCAACTCCCGGATTGTGGAGCCCATCGTTATTTTTTAAAACTTTGCAAAGGTCTGAACCCTGTACAATAAAACGGTTATCTGTACTTTTCCACTGAAATTTAACTAAGTAGGTAAATGAATTTAAATTTAACATAGTTTAAAAGTTTAAAAGGTTAGGGAATGAATTACCAATTGAATCTACATTAAACAAGTAATAGTCTTTTTGTGTATTGTCAACTGCAAGAGAAAAACTTTTAACTTCCTTGTTTTTTTCGAGCAGATTAGAGATAAACTCGATAACCTCGCAATCAAAATTTGCTGATAAGATCCTGTTTTCTCCGTTGTTTGTTTGTATCAATTTTATCCTGTTGCATTTTGTGCTTGTTGCAGGCAAAAATTTCACTTTTAATAAAGTTGTATTTTGTAATCGTTTCATAACTGTATTTTTTTATTTTGTTGATAATATTTAAGTATTTTTGAAATTGTTATTGTTTATTATCAATTTTATGGAGCCTATTAATAGCCTCATCTAGATTTGAAACTCCAACTTTTTGATAATAATCTGCCAACAATCTTGATACTTTTTGAGATAAGGAGCCACTATACCCAGCGGCTAGTCTATCCATAATTTCTAGATATTTCCCATTACTTGGAATACCTTTATAATCAATGTGAAGTCTTAATGCTTGTTCAATTAATGCTTGTTCAATGCTACTAATATTCATAACGTTGTTTTTTAAATTAATAAATAAAATTAGTACCCTGTCAAATATCCGATATTTACGCCGATCTGTTTACAACCAACTAAACAGGGTGATAAATTAAGCCTTTGCAATAAGGTTACGAACGCCGTTCACTGTAATACTACCAATGATTAAACCACTGGCTACAATTGCAGTAATTTGTGAGTGTATCAAAACTGATACTACCAGGGTTATAAAACCAATCATTAAAGCCGCTGTCAAAATACTTGTTAAGTTTTTCATCGTATAAATTTTTTGTTTGTTTTTGAATTTCTATACTTCAAAGATACAACTATTATTTGAATAATCTACAAAAGTAGGTAGAAATGTTAATGGTTTATATTTATCGTAAATTGTATTTAATAGATAAAATTTATAACTTTGTACCATGTTGAAACACTTAATTTTAAAGCAATGAGAAACGGCAGACCATATAAATACAATGCGGATCAATTACACGAGCTTATATACGGCGAAAATGGATATTTTGCAAAGATAGCAAAGGAACCATTCTATAAGTATGACGTTGTGAAAACAGGGCAGGACGCTGGCAAAGAACTGAAAATTAAGATTGACCAGATGCCTACAATTGACGGTCTGTGCTTGCATATCGACGTAACCAGAAAAGCATGGTACGAATGGGTACATGAAGCCGAAAGTGGTGAGATTAATGGAGAATTAGAGGGGGAGGATCTGGAAAATCGTGTAAAGTTTCTAAACATAGTTACGCGCGCAACAAATGAAATTCAGTCAACACAGATTGCTGGAGCTGGGTCTGGCTTGTTCCAGCCTATGATCGTCGCAAGGCTCAACAGGCTTAAAGATACGCAAGAGATTGAGCAAACCAACATAGATGCAACAGGCAAGAATGAAGATGAGATACGCGCAGCAATGGAGGCAATAAGGAACGCCAGGAAAAAATAGGTTCCATTTTATTTTAATTATATATCACTTGGCTGGGGCCGGTTAATTAAGGTTGACCGGCTTTTATTTTCAATCTAAAACCACATCGTTAAAACTCCCGTGTCCCGCCAGTGCAAACATCTTACTAACTATCTATCAATCAGCGCAGTAACAAATCGTAACTATTTGCCATATTACAAAATCTACCTGCCAATGTGTCAAACGGTTACAGATGCCTGTTACCTTAGATATTCGGGATTTAAATTCTGGCTGCTATATTTGCACACCGATAAAATAAAGTCCATTATATCGAAGATAACCAACCACAGGACTAAATTGTCCTCACATATTGCTAGATACCAGTCGATTCTATTTAACACAATATCAACTATATGACAAAGTTACGATGTGTAAGTTGTAGGGAGGCCGGGGTGTGCCTGGCAAAAAAACATAGCACCCCCCCCTGATGTGTCTGGCAGCCCGCATATACCCCCCACATAAAATTTTCTAAAAATTCACAAATATCTTCCATCGCTGTTCGATTGCCAATATTCCGCCCTATTCGTCGTTTTAATCGGTTATTTTCAATCTTTTTACTCAAATTGGCATGTATGTATAGATTTTGCCTAAGAGTGCTTAAAAATGCTTTAAAATACGTTTGTGGCAGTTATTGATTTTTGCTTATTTTTAATCATAAATATTGTCCCTAAATAATAATAATAAGCACGATTTCTCGAAAAAACGGCTGTGTGCCTTTGGTGACGTGGGCTGCAGCGATTTGGCACTACTACTAAAAATAGTAGTTATATGGCCTTTAAACTACTATAATCGTCAAAAAATGATTATTTTAGTAGTTTTTGCACAAAAATAGTAGTAGTTTTGTTTGGTATAAAATTAGATTATGGTGAAAGATTTTATAAGTTCATTATCGGTATCGAGGTTGCTTTTATTAAACCAGATGGTTATTGATTCATTGAACATGAAACCATCTGACGAAATATTTGATGAGCTTAGTAAATTGGATGAGCAGATTAAAAATGTAAAAACGAATAAGGATTATGACCGTATTTGTAGGGATATTGATATATTAAAAGAAATTTCAGGATTTGACAAACTTTAAATGATGAACAACACAGAGGTTATGCAGTGGTTGATCGGGAGGATTGACGAAATAGAAGAAAAGCGAGAATCATTAACTAAGCAGAGATTCAGAACTGAATTTTACCCAAGACTTAGAGAATTAAGGCATCTTATTCAAGATTGTTCTGATATGGGTTATTTTAATGATAAGCCAACATTTGATTTAGATGCTGATTCTTTGGATTGGGGGAGTAAAGGATTAATTGGTTTTGCCGATAAAAGATTTAAAGAGCTAAAACATAAAAACATGGAATGGAGAAGTTTTTATAGTGGATGGCTAGAGGGTAGAGTTGATATGCTTGCTGAATTTAAAGGATGGAAGTCACGTAAAAGATAAGGTTGTGCTGTGAGTGTTATGTAAAAGAAGTCAACTCTCCTTCAAGTTGGCACCCATTATGCATTGGAACATTTAATCAAAAATAAAAGTATGTCCAAAACATCAAAGTTAACCCAAAAAAACATTGTTGATTTAGAATCTTACGTTAATATAGAAACAGGGGAGGTAATGTCTTCCGAATTTGATTCATTAAAATATGACACAGATACTGGGAAATCCGTTGTTTCATATGACGATTATTCTATAATAAGCAGCGAAGCAGTATTTGCCCTGCAAGACGTTTTAAATGATTCTGATTTAGCGAAAGTGATGAAAATGTCTATTACACTAAAGACTGAGTTAAATATCCTGTTTAACGACAAAATACCACATACAAATAAGACATTGCAGAAATATCTTGCGATTAGAAGCGAGGCGATGTTTATACGTTTAGTGAAAAGATTAATGAGTGTAGGCGTTCTGTATCAAATGAAGGGTCTTATTTATGGGAAAGTAAGGGTTATTTATTTGATGAATCCTTATATTTGTAGGAAACGCAAGGTTTTTGAACGTAAAGTGTTGGATGTATTTAAAAATTTCGACTATCAATAATGGATATACTTACTAAATTCTACATAGAAGCATACAAAAAACGGATGTATAGCGATATTGCTATCGGGGATGATGGGCAAGGGAATGACTTCTTTTTGACAGAAAAACAGATTAAGGCTTTGGAGGTTTTGCATGACAAAGAAACGCTGTTCCTTGGATATGGTGGGAGCGCCCGCAGCGGGAAAACCGTACTAGAATGCTTCTGGATAATCTTCCAATGTTTAAGTTATGATGGGGTTGCGTATGCTTTAGCTAGGAAAGAACTTAGTGTGTTAAGAAAAACTGTTCTTATTACCCTTTTCAACTTATTAAACTACTATCGGTTAAAAGATGGGGAAGACTATAAATACTATGAACAGAAAAACAAGTTGGTCTTTGCTAATGGTAGTGAGATATTCTTTATTGACATGGCATATCAACCAAGTGACCCGCTTTATACTAGGTTTGGTGGACTTGAATTAACATCCGCTGCTGTTGACGAAAGTAATGAGAGTAATATTGATGCTATTGGAACGCTATTCACCCGTTGTGGGTGGCGTAAAAACATAGAGTATGGCATAAAAAAAAAGATGTTGGAAACTTTTAACCCTGACAAAAGTCACGTTTATAGTCGTTTTTATGCTCCGTTTAGAGATAACATAGAGGGTAAATCGAGAAAGTTTATTCCAGCACTCCCAAGTGATAACCCGCACCCGGCTGTTAGAGAATGGATAGAAGATGTTATTGCTGAAGGCGACAAAAATAGGATTCAGCGTTTAGTATATGGAAATTTTGACTATGATGACAATCCTGATTCATTAGTTCAGTACGATGCCATCTGTGACTTGTTTGCAAACGATAAAGTAGAAGCAAAAGGGTTGAAATACATAAGCGCAGACCTGGCACTTCAAGGAAGAGACAAGTTTGTTGGAATACTTTGGAGGGGGATGGTTGGAGAGGTAAAACTTGACAAGAAAAAGGCTACTGCTAGAGAAATTGAGCTTGATTTACGAAAATTAATTCAGAATCATGGAGTTTACAATTCTAATGTTGTTAGTGATGCTGATGGGCTTGGAAATTATCTTTCTAGTTATTTGAAAAATATAAGATCGTTTAGGGGTAATTCAAGACCTATTAATAAAAAAGATTTTGGAAATTTAAAGGATGAGTGTGGATATAAACTTGCAGAACTAATTAATAAACGTGAGATTAAGATAATTTGTGATGAAAAACAAGAAGAAAGGATAAAACAAGAATTGAGTGTATGCCTAAGAAGAGACAATTTGGACTCTGATACTCAAAAAAAGAAACTCATAAAGAAATCACAGGCAAAGTTAGAATTAGGTTTCTCTCCTGATTATTATGATACGATAATGATGAGGTGTATGTTTGAATTAAAGCGTTTTAGCGGTAAGAAATTTAAGGTTAAAGCATATTAGAATTATAATTTTATTATATTTATAATGCAGTCGAGTCTAATTAACTCGTTCAATGAGGTTACGCATTCCTGCTGCAATATTTTTTATAATGCGTATTAAAAATGTAAATACAATGAAAGAAATTTGGTTGCCAATAAAAGGCTATGAAGATTATTACGAAGTTAGTAATTTTGGAAGGATTAAAAGTCTGAATAGAGTTGTAGGCGATAGAGTACGAATTGAATTACCCGAAAGGATAATGAAGATGAGTAAAAATGAAGCAGGATATTGGATGGTCGATTTATATAAAAAATCCAAAAGAACTACAAACCGTGTTCATAGGCTAGTCGCAGAAGCATTTATACCAAACCCTAAAAACAAGCCACAAGTTAATCACAAGGACTCAAATAGGGCAAATAGTTGTGTATCAAATCTAGAATGGTGTACACCGAGCGAAAACACTCAGCATGGGTATGATTTTGGTAATTTAACTGGATATTGGAGCGGTAGGCTTGGTTATGAAAACAAATCGAGTAAGCCAATAATACAAAGGTCTATAAGTGGTGATTTTATAAGAGAATTTGCAGGTCAGATGGAAGCAGAAAGGAGTACTGGTATTTTTCAAGCAAATATAGGAAAGGTGTGTCGAGGCGAGAGAAATCATGCTGGAGGTTTTCTCTGGGAATTTAAAAATAAATAATGACAGATTTAGTAAAGTTTAAAAATTGTCTTTTGGATATAGGCTGTAATTTTACATCGTGTATTACTCTAGTAGGTTCTACTATATCTGTTTATTCAGAGATGACAGAGATGCAATTCGAATTTGATATAGATGGTAAATTCATTCGTGCAATCTCATAGATATTATCTATTGGCAAATATTTGCGTATTAAGATTAATGGGTTTATAGTTGTTTAACTGGCTATAAGTTTCGTAATTTCTTGTTATTAAATTTATAGCATATTAACCATTCTTGATTAGGTACAATTTTATTTATAGATAAAATCTATTAAAAATTATCTATCAATTTGTTAAATCAATAAATTATATCTAATTTTGCTATTGACTAGAGACAGTCTAATAAATTAGTGGCAATTTATGAGCAAAGAATTCATTGAAGCTCAGTATGGTAAGAATTTAATAGGTAAGGCTGTAAGACAAGAGAGACAGTTGTCTTATTTTACTCGCTCTTCAATGCAGGAAGATTATCTTACGTCTGAATATCTCGAAGCGTGGGCTGAAAGGAAATATCAGAGTAATGATTACTTTTTGAATTACGTCAAGTCAATATTTAAGACTAAAAATTTCTTAGCTTTCTTTAAGTTCTTGCGTAAACCCCTTCCGTCTGCTAAATTAATAAATAACAAAGTAGTCCCTCAGCTAAGGAGAGTATTTAATGCTGAAAATTCAGAGTTTAAATATGTAGTTGATGGACATGATGATACTGATTTCGCAAAAATGCTAAATGTGCCTGATTTTGAACAGGAAATATTTGGCAGGATGTTGTTTAATCATAATTCGTTAGTCGTTTCTGATATAATCGACAGTTCTCCGTACAGGTATTTTGTAGATATTAAGAATGTAAAGTCTATTCAAAAAACAATGAATGGACAAGTAAAATCAATTGCATTTACAGGAGAAATTGAAATAGACGGAGTAATTGAAGAAGGATATGTATATATTGATGAGGTTAAGTATTCTTTTTTCAACAAAGATTTTGTTGAGATAAAATCAACCGATCATAATTTAGGACATTGTCCTGTTCATTTTATAAGCCCCAAGGTAGTAGGAGAGGACTGGATATTACGTGAATCTATATTCACATATATTCGTGAAGAGTTAGAGGAATACACGTTCCTTAAAACGCTTCAAAAGATGACTGAGCCGAACGGGGCTATTCCTATTGTAACCAAGTTGGATGTTGATATAATTGAGGATTCAAAAGATATTGATTCAAATACAGAGCCTATTGCAGATGATATAATGTCATCACAGCGGGCAAAATTACATTCTAACAATCCTCCGTCTGGCGACAGTGTATTGCAGGCAGGAACTGTGTTTGATGTTCCATTAGTTGAAAAAGACGGTGGTGGAATAGATATGGAGGCGGTTAAAAACTTCATTAATTTTCACTATGTACCCGTTGAATCTCTAAATTACATCAAAAACAGGATAAGCGAAATAGAATACTCAATAGTGAATACTTTGGTCGGTGGAACTATTGATGGCGTAAAAGAAGGCAGTAAGAATGAAGTTCAGGTTCAGGAATCATTAACAGTATTGCAGAATACTCTTATCTATTTCGCTGATTCATTTAATTATATCAGAAAGTTTTCTGATAAAGATATGTTGATGTTAAAGTATGGCAATCTGGTACAAGAAGTGTCTATATTTTATGGTTCTGACTTCTTTCTTGATACTGAATCAATGCTTTACAGCAACTTAGAAAAAGCAGAAAACCCAATAGAACGGAAAAACATTCTTCTAAGAATAAATCAAAACAGATATAAGGGCAATCAAAACAAGCTAAGTAGGCAAAACATACTTTATGATTTAATCCCATTTGTATCTGACAAAGACTTCGAAACAGCAATTAACGCCAATAGGGTTGATGAAATTACATTTGACTACCAAACAAGATTTAACTATTGGATTGGCAAATTTGAGGCTATTTATGGCGACATAGTTACGTTTTATACCCTAATGACAGAAGATAATTCAGAGAAATTACTATTAATTAACAATCTCATTAAAGGGATTATAATATCAGAGAGAAATGATACATATAACGATCAAGACGAAAAAGATTTACAGCTACGAAAGTAGCGGTATGCCGAAGTTTGAAACTATTAATACCACATTACAAGATGGTGTTCAGTTTGAGAAGTTCTTAAAGTATTTACCCTATCAGAACTTTATTAAAGATGAACTAGAAGTGGTAAAAGTATTTGATGGAGAAAAAGAATTGGATAAAGCAGATTGGGTAAATGCACTAAAAGATGCCATTAAAGACATTGGCAAAGAAGAACCTACATTAGCTGATAAGTACGAACTAGAGAAAAAACGCAACGATGAGCTTCAAGAAAGATTGCTTAGACTTGAAACTCTATTAAATGAACCAAAAGAATTACCCAAAAGGGAACCAAAAATAGAAGCCGCCGATGATATTGAGTCATTAAGGGCTGAATATAAGGAAAAGGTTGGTAAAAAAGCATATTTCGGATGGGATGCTGAAACACTAAAACAAAAAATTAACGAATAATGGAATTTTCAGAAGATTTTATTCAAGAGAATGGATTATCGGAAGAACAAGTTTCGAAAATCGCAGAGCAGGTTGACAATCATGTATCCGAACTTCAAAAAGGATGGGACGGGAAAGCAAACGAAAATGCCGAACGTATCTTAGAGGGTGCATCTAGGTTAGCTATTGAGAAGATGGGTATTAATGGCGTTGAAAGAAACCAAGGCGAGAAGTATGCTGATTTCTTACAAAGAGCAACGCCAATGTTTGTAGAATCTGCTTTAGCAAAAGAGAGAGAGGCACTAACTCAGAAGCAAAGAGAACTTGATGCAAAAATAAGCAACGGTGACGATGCTACAAAGGCAGAGGTAGAAAGCCTTAAACAGAAATTAGATGCACTAAAAGAGAAAGAAGCAAAATTTGCAGAATGGGAGGAAAACGATTATAAAGGCAAGTACGAGGAGACAACAAAGAAGTTGAGTGCCTTGGAACAAGACATGGCCTTTAACAGCGTTAAACCTAGTTTTGCAGAAACAGTAAATAAATATGAGGCGGATTATAAGTGGGCGCAGTTTAAAAACAGTATTCTTGAAAAAAATCATATTAAAATAGTTGATGGTGAAGCTATTTTGGTAGATAAGGAAAACGAATACAAAACGCAGAAACTTAGTGATGCCTTAAAAAAAGATGAAGGAATAAATTCACTTGTAAAAGGTGAAACTAGAGGATTAGGGGCAAAAGCAAAAACAGTAAAACTTAAAGATGTTCCTTTTGAACTTCCTGAAAATGCCACGCCACAGGATAGGAATAAAGCGATAAAAGAATATTTGACATCTAAAGGTTTGGCTGTGACTTCTGGCGCATATGCAAAAGAATTTGCCAAACTTAATTCTTTGATATTGTCGCAAAAGACTGCTTAACGTAAATAAATAATTTTAAAATGGCTTATTTGGATAATACAGTATTGAATGATTTCCAAGCTAGAGAAGCTACCAATGAGAAGTTCGATGCGAATTATGGTATGCTGGATTTGGCTAAGGATTCAACATCTTCTGTTGACTATGTACCACCTAGTGTACAGGAAATGTTGGCAACATCTTCAAACGCTCGGAATGCAAAAATTCCAGTGTTAAAAGATCAGTCGGTAACGGTAACTACTACTCCGGGGTTTGAAAATATCCCTGTAAATTTAGGAGAAACAGATAGTTACTACTTCACAGCTTATGATGTTTTCTCAGGATTCAGGTATTTCCCTGCTTCTTTTGCAGAAAACCAAGTAGACAAACAATGGTACTTTGATAACGTTTTAAGAAACGTGTTAAAGGCTTGTGCATCAACTGCTGATGACATCATTGAGACTAACCTTGAATCTCGCAAGACTCAGGTATTGAATTATACCACTCAGATTTCTCAGGGTGATGGTACTTTTACTTTTGATGCAGGAACAGATACTTTACAGATTTCTAAAGCTGCTCAAAAAGATACAATGTTTACCTATTTGAAACAATTAATGATTGCTAACCAATTGGGAGGCAATTACCGTATTGTTACAAGTCCTGGTGGATTGTTGGTAAGCGAAGTTGAGGCTGCTAAATATGGTGCTAACAACACTAAAGACCTGATGTGGTCTCAAAGTGCAGTACCAATGGACAGACGTTATATCTCGGATCAGATTTCTACGTCTGCTAATTTTAATGGCTTCTTCGTGAAAGATGGAGATATTGGTCTTTATGAAAACTTCCCTTACGATTTCCGTAATGGAACAGAAGTAGCTGGTAAAAAATGGTCTATCTCAGATGTGGAACTTCCATATATGAGAATGCGCGCTAATGTATATGTGAACAACGAGGCAACCGATGCAACTGCTTTGGTTACTCCTGGTTCAAGAACTGACCTTAAAATGACTGTTTTCCAAGAAATGGCATTGTGGTTCAGATTCTATGTTGTTTACCGTTATAATTCGAGTTTGTCAACTCGTCAGAATGGAATTGTTAAACTTTTAGGACAAACTTCATAGTATGAAAAAGTATTTAAAAACACAATCGAATGGTGAAGCTATTGAAGTTTTAGCCAATGACGGAGCGGGTTCTAGTATTGAAGCGATTACCGCTGATACTACCCTTACTGCCGCTGATTCAGGGAAAACTTACATTTTGGACGCAACAGGTGAGGTGATTACACTTCCTGCTGTTGCTGCTGGTTTGAAGTTCAAATTTATTTGTTCGGCTGCAACCGCAACAACTGATTGGACTATTGTAAGTGCGACTAATGTAATTCAGGGAAGTGCAATTGTAGCAGGAGCTGTTGTCCCTGCTGCTGACGAGAATACTATTTCTCTTGTAGCAACAAAAACACTGCCTGGTGATTTCGTTGAAGTTGTTTCTGATGGAACAAACTGGTATGCGTTTGGTAATGCTGTAACTGCTGCTGCAATTACATTTACCGCACCTTAATAAAGAGTTATGATACTGACATTTGCAGAGGATTTTTCTAGTTTAGTTGATTTGGATAGTGATTTGGTAGGTACTCCCGATTCTGGTTTATATTGGAATCGGGGGGTTCTCCCACTTGTTACTGTTAAGAATTTACTTGATTTCTTACCTATGTTAGACTTTACTTTCTCAGCATGGGATAGTTCAGCTAATTACACAATATTTGAAGAAAGCAAGAAAAAATCAGACATAGTAACTTATGATGGCAAGGTTTATCAATCATTGTCTGTAAATACAAATAAACAGCCTGATTTGACATCTGATTGGCTTGAAACAAATGAAGAAAGCCTTAGAATAAAATCGTTCATATGGTCTGTTAAAGAAAATCTATTATCTGCGCTGTCTTTATCGAGAAAATTGATTGAGAATCAATATATCTACAATGTAGGTGAAACTGCTTATACGGCAAATGAAGATTATATAGGTTGGGTATTTGAACCAAAGGGTTCAGATTATGTCAAAATAAGAATAAATCAGATTGCGTTACAGGCGAACACTGATTTGCCTGTAACAATGTCTGTTATTAATCAGGGCATAGTCGTTGACACGATTGTTTTGAACCCAAATAACGGGCTTTTAGAGTTTGAAGATGTAGATTATACTATAAGTGGCAAAGGTCGTTTCTACTTCGTTATTCCGACTCATGAAGTGCTTTCTGAAAATGCTTATAATGACCCATTAAAGTATGATGGGTTTGTTTGTTACCCTGTTGTTGGTAGCGGAGATACACCAGAGGGTTCTGTTTACAATGAGACCACATACGGCAACGGCATAAACTTCAACGTATCAGTATATTTAGATTCATCACAATATGCAGATAACAATTTAGTTGATTTAGCAAAGATGTATCAATCTCAATTTGAGATGGATTTTATTCAAATGATGCAGCTTAATTCAAATTCAAGGGTTCACGGAGATGCAAGGGCAATAGATAAGAATTTACTTACCTATCATGCTTCCGATCTTACAGGGAATACCGTAGCAAGGCGATATGCTCAACAACTTAAAATTGCAAAGAACTCGATCAATAAAACTTTTGATAGGTTTATTAAATCAAGTAAGAAAATTCAAATAAGGAGGAGTTCAATTTGAAATATCTAAAAGATAACGCAATTGGTGTTGATAAGGAGATTAACTCTATTATCAATAAAATAGATAAGGCACTCAATCCATCTTGGGGAATAGATATTTACCACAAGATATATCGGGAAAGAGATGTCAATGATCTATTCGCCCCATTTGCTTTTCTTTCAGATAAGGAATATAAGGAGGTATTCATAAATGATAAAGCAGTAGGGGAAGTTGGGTTTTATCTTAATAATACAAGAGATGTTGATGGATACGCAAATGTAGATTGCGATGTAATATTTTCAATAAACCTTGACAAAATAGATAACGGCTCACTTCAAAGAGAGGATGAAAGGGCTATAATGATGGCCTATGATGCTGTTAATGGATACCGTTCTAATATTACTCAAATAAAAACAACTCTAAGAAGTGTATTCTCTGATTTTAACCAAGAAAGGATAAAATACAGGGATATGCAACCCTATTTGAATTTTAGTTTTACTTTAAATATTAATTACAAAAATAATAATTGTTATGGTATGTAGCACAACAGGTTATACAGGTCAGAACTACTGTGATAAGAACAGTAGATTTGGCAAACCAACGGGCATTGCTTTTGCGATTGATGGACATTCAAATACTGCTGCTGACTTTCTTCTGGAGGCTAGCTGGCAAGATGACATCCAAGCGCAACAAGTATTCCCGTTGATGGAAATGGTATCCTTTGAAGATCAATCTACCGAGCCTACCTATCAAGAGTATGATAGTGGCAAACGTAGATTAATGGAGCAAGGCGATTACCGATTTACAGCAATGTTTGACGTTAATGAATGTACTAAGAAACAACTTCTTAACTTTCGTGGATTCCAAGAAGGCATCTATTTGATTTATGGAGATGTTATTCGTGGCCGTTCTATTGACGCTGGCACTACGGTAAAGCCCATTCGCATTGAACAATGCAACATTATGAAAGAATCTCTCCCAACTATGTCTGAAACAGGGCGTGTAGGGGTGGTTATTGATCTTAAATCAGATAAAGACCTTAATGAGTATGATTATTCTCGTGAAATGTCGTGGGATGTTGATGAGTTAGATGGTCTCACTGAGGTTAGTTTGTCAATAGTTACCGCTACTGCAAGTGAAATTGTAGTAGATGTGTCTGCTGATTGTGGCGGTAATTCTAAACAAATTTCTGGTCTAGGTACTGAGATTACTGATTGGTCAGTAGGTTCAGGAACAATCTCAGGAGTAACAGAAAGTGCAACAGTACGCGGACGATATACTATTGCAGGGGCAACTATGGCAGGAGATGTTGATTTGGCATCGCCAGTTGACCGTTCAGATACGGTTATGGTTATTTCAAGTGGCGCAGTAGCATCTGGTATCTAAAAAATAGGGAGGTGTTTGTGCCTCCCTTAATTTTATGGATAAGATTGAACAGCAAATATCACGGGTTAATTCTCTTAATATTTGGGATATAATATTAAAAGAGCTTGAAGTAAATAGTTCTTTAATAGTTGAAATGAATAAAATTCAATTATTAAAGGGTAAAACAAGTAAGGGCGAAAATATTACACCTACTTATTTTGATGACGACTATTTTAAGTCAAGAGGACAAGCTGTTGGATATGCTGTTTTTAAGTCGAAATTAGACAGGAATCCTTACTTTGCAGAGAAGGGGTTTGGAACGCCAGACTTCTTTATAAAGGGTACTTTAGTTCACGATATGCTTACAGCAGAAATAGTCGGCGATGAGTTTATTATTGAACCAAAAGGAAAGGGAGCTAGTTTTGATGAAAAGTGGAAAGATATTTATGGAATAGATGACGAAAATTTAGGAATAATAAGAGAGAAGATATTTCCTGAAATGATGAAAGCTATTCGCAAACATTTAGGTTATGATTAGAAATTGCAATTGTAGTAATACTATACGACAGGATAAGGATGAAATTAAGAAACGTGCTATCAGGTTTTCAGAGACGATGGAAGTCGATGTGCAAATACATACGTGGACGCAAAGAGGCTTTGGCAGACTTTGGGATTTTGAAGAAGCTGGAACTGTTGAAAGAGGAAAAGGACTTGTCGAGATTATTAAGTTTCGAGACCATAAAAGCAAAGACGTTCTACCAGATTCAAAAGCTGATGACGGAGAACAACCAGAAAGAAGCATTAAATCTACTCGGGAGCGCAAGAAAAAAAGTACAAGAAAAAGCGTGGAGCAAGATAGTTGAAAGATACTATAAAGACGTAGATGAAGGTGCCTTCAATTCGTTCTTAAAGAAAACTAAAAAGGAAACGTTTTTCAATGCTGATATTCTATTGATGAGAATAGGCTTACAATTAGTTTCAATAGGTATTGATAGTGGTTGGGAATACTTGAAAGAAGCAGGTATAAATGCAGAAAGTATTGAACAAGCAAATCAAAAGATAAAAGCCAAGATAACCAATTACGAACTTCGTAAAGGTAAAACTGCTGATGTTGAACAGAAAAACGTTGATTTCTATGAGATGTGGGGGTTTATTCAGAAACGCGGATATCACGTATCTAGTGAACTACTCTTACCCGAATGGATAGGAATACTCAAAAATATAAAGAAAGAAAATGGCAGGGAAGATTCTAAGGGATGATGTATTTGAATATCAAAAGATAGTTGATGGGCTTACTGTTGTTACGGGTAAACTAGATGAACTTGGTAAAAGTATTGTCGAAATTAAAAAAGCAGGCGGAACATTTTCTTTTGATAAACTTGTTAGCTCGAATAAAAAAATAGAACAATCCCAATCTTCTTTAAAAAAGATAGAAGAGGAGCGTATTCGTATCCAAAAAGAAATAGAAAAAGTATTCATAAAAAACCTTGCAGCAGAAGAAAAAAACTACAAAGTTCTAATTAAGGGGAGGGAAGCCCTTAAACAAAAGAATGCAGCACTAAGGGAAGAAATAACCGGACAAAAGGCAGCTGCAAAAGCAAGGCGAGAGGCAGCCGCAGCAGAAAAGCAACAGGCAGCAATGGCAAAACTTTTAATTGCTGCAAGAAACACAGAATCTGGTTCGCTATCACGATTAAACGCTTTAAACAACATCTATAAGGCTCGGATGAAGGAACTGAACGTCCTTATTCCTGCTCAGGCTAAAACATACGACTTCCTGAACAAGAAAATCCTTATGAACCAAAAGGCTATGGCAAACATGGCTATGGGAGCACAAAGAGGCACTAAGCAGTTTAATATGCTGCAATGGCAGATTATGCAGGTAAGCCGTGAAATGCCAGCTTTTGCTTATGGTATTAATGTTGGGATTGGGGCTTTGTCAAATAACTTGTCGATGTTGTTTGATGAAATTGGCAAAGTAAGAAAGGCTAATGCCGCATTAATTAAGCAGGGTAAGCCAGTAACATCTGTTTTTAAACAAATAGCGACATCTATATTGTCATGGCAGACTGCCTTAGTTGTAGGTGTTACATTAATAACACTATATGGTGATGAAATTGCTCAATGGATAACTAAGGTAGTAAAAGGGAAAGCCGCATTAGATGACATATACAACTCACAAAAGAAATTAATAGAACTACAAAAATCGGTTGTAGAAGGCACTCAGGATGAAAGATATGAATTAACAATTCTACACAAGGCAACGCAAGATGCTAATTTGTCAAAAGAAGAACAAATATCTGCTGCCGAAAAACTAAGAGATTTATATCCAGATACACTTTCTAACTACACAAACGAAGCGATACTTGCAGGAGAAGCCGCTGACGCAATTAAAACACTTACCGATAATTTAGTGGCAAAAGCAAAAGCGGATGCAATATTAAAAGTTATAGGTGAAGATAATATAAAGATACTAGAATTAAAGCGTAAAAAACAGGCATTACAGGCAAAAGAAACAGGCGAACTAGGGAACAGATGGAGCCAGTTTTGGACTACTCAGGGCAATGCGATTCGTGAAACATTTGGCACAACTTCGCAAGACGTACAAGACGAAATAGATGCAATTAAACAACGGATAAAAGACCTTGGAGGTGAGTTTGATATATCATCATATTTGTTTGACCCTAAAAAAACAGAAAAAAACGTAAAAGGTTCAAATAAAATAACTAAAGACGAATATGAAAGATTTTTGCCAACCATGGAAGAAGCATATAAAGCTCATTATATCGCTTTAGAATCTGCTGCAAGAGGAAATGCTGAATCGTTAAATAGAATAAAAAAGATACAGCTTGAAAATGAATTAGAACAGCACAAGATATACGGCAATTTAACTCTTAGCGAAGTGGCCGAGATAAATGCACGATTATTGGAATTAGATGACGAATACTACAATATGCGTAGAGATAGTCAGGTTGCTGCAATATATGAACAAGCCAACATCGAAAGAGTCGAAGTAGCCAAGCAATATCAAGAGGAATTTCAAAACAGCAAAAAAAGACAAAGAGACAAAATTGCTGCAACAGGAAAAACTGCAATTAGAACTCTCCAGATAGAGTATGACGCTGCAATGGAGGTTCAAGCTCTTTATGACGAAAATACAGAGGAATGGAAACGACAAGAAGAAAGGAAACTCCAATTGGAAGAGCAGCTTGCAAGCAGAAGCATCGACATAAACAAAAAGATGGAAGATCAGAAGTTGAAAGACTTCAAACAAGCAGTAGATCAAACAACTGCGTTAATGAATGCAAGTTTTGATCTTAATGCGGCACTTAATGACAGAGCTTTAGCAAATGCAGAACGAAGATATGAATTAGAAAGAGCTGCTGCTGGTGAAAATTTATTTAAGCAAGCCGTTGCAGAACAGAGGTTTGCAGACGAAAAAGCTAAATTAGAACACAGACAGGCTGTTGCAGACAAAGCGAATGCTGCCTTTAACGTTATATTACAAACATCAAAATGGATAGCTGAGTATGGATTTTTTACACCACAAGCTATACTTGCTAGTATCCTTGGGGGAATACAATTAGCAACGGTTCTAGCAGAGCCAATCCCAACGTATGCTGAAGGAGTTGAAGGACACCCCGGCGGCTTGGCTATTGTTGGCGATAAAAAAGGTAATCCAAGCGCGGCTGGTGGCTCTGAGCTAGGGATTTTGCCAAGTGGTGACATGTTTCTTACCCCTAACAGCCCTACTTTAATGGATTTACCAAAAGGAACAGATATTATTCCACATGATGAAACAACACGAATGTTGGCAACACAGGCAATGTCAAGATCTCACGACATTATTGATATGTCTAACACAAACAGCCATTTAAGGCGAATAGAGAAGAATACAGGCGAATCGGTACATTATGAAGGTGGATATAAAATAGTTCGTAGAAATGGATTTATAGGGCGTTACAGATGATATATTCTTATAACATATTAGGATTTTACACAGATATCGAACACAGACAGTTTGATAATACAGGAAATCAACGGGTATTGCATCATTTTATTACAAATGATATACCTGATGTTCAAGTAATAATTCCGGCTACTGTGTCTTTGGCATCGTATAAGCTATTAGACAATAGTGGAAATCAAATTAAAACAGGCAGTGCCAGTATCGAGACAGCAACAACAAATGATGCAGGTTCGCCGTATTCCCGAATTATAATTAACGGTGAAACAACTACTGGGCAAAGTGATGGCTTTTATTATCTTGAAATAACTTATGACGGTACAAAAATATATTCAGATGTGTTCTGTTGGACTTCTGTTGTTTCTGATTATTTAAAAATACATGCAGAATCTACCAATATGCTAATAGGCGACTATGAGTTGAATTTGAGTGGATTCGATTATAATGTATATTTAGAAGTAAACGGAATTAATTACGAAAACGAGATAGCAGAAGATGGAGTTGAAAAGTCATACGGCGATATTCCTTTATATGTTTCAAGAAGGAAATTTAACGAGTTTACAATAACCGGGTATTCAAAAACACTTGATTTTCTTTCTGGATTACGTGTATTGTGGGCAAATGGGACAGTTACGTTAACTTACAAAGGTGATGAATTTGAAGTATATGATATTGAAAATCCAGAAGTAACTAATAAATATGGTGATTCTGATATATTGATAATTTCGCTGAGATTAAAACGAAAAGATTATTTAAGAACAAAGAATAGCTTATAGATATTATTTATAAATTTGTAAAAAGTCATTGTGAATTTCGATAACAGATATAAAGTTTATATTGACACTACTGTAAATGATGATTGGTGGTGGAATGAGGATAATTTAGCTTCTTGGGTTGAGGTGTCTGCGAATTTGTCTGAGTTCACAAAACAAAGATATGAAGATGAGTATTTTCATCGGTATAAGTGGGGCGAAGTTACATTAAGAAACTTGCCACATACACCAGAAATGCTTTTTGATACAATTTTCGAACTGTATCCTTCACAACAGGTAAGAATAAAGGTTGTTTATGATGATATAACAATAAGGGGGTATTTTGGTGTTAATGATTGCGACATAGATTTTGACAAAAAGATAATAAAAGTAACCCCTGCTGTATTAGACAAATACACTGAGGTTTTAGAAAACAGAAAAACAGAGGTAGATGCTTCGGGTGGAATAAATAATTATTACGCCAATTGGAAGCTAGATACACAAGCGACAGAGCACGATTCTACCGACCATGCTCTGCCTATAATTCTTGACAATAGTACTCTAACGGAGGCGGTTACGCCACAATTTAGCATAGCTCCACAATGGAATTATTCTTGCATTAAAAGTACAAAGGCAAAATATATAATTGATTTTACAATAGATTTAGATGTACTTATAGAATCATCTTCATTTAAACTTTATGTTCAGATATTTGATAAGGTTGGAGATATGGTATCAAGCGAACTTATTACGTCTCAAAATTCGCTTGCTGGGCTGCCTACCAGGTTTGTATCATCTATCCATAAAGAAATAATATTAGAACAAAATCAATCATTAAGGTTGTGGGTAGATATGTCAGACAGTTTTGCGTTTGTTACATATTCGAACGTTCTAGTAAACGCAAAAGCCACTTCCGTAACAAGCAATGCATTAACATTAGACTTAACAACCCTTGGGTCTGAACTTACACAACTAGAAGTATGGACTGAAAATGATTTAGGTACTGCTCGTCCTAAATATACCGATTTTAGAGACGATATAAATGGGATAGAGGATTATTTTGATGATGATGGGTTGCCGATTATCGATGGATTGTTTGCGGACGATGGGTTTGGCATGAGGACTGAAACTAATTATGGCTATTTAAATAATAATAAAGACCTATACGAAGTTATAAATGGGCTTAAATTGAATGCTATTGCAAATGCAATGGAAAGTTATTATTATGAAATATCATCAGTAACTGTATATAAAGGCGAATATTACCGGTCAGGTCGAAAAAGGAAAAGACGTGTCCATGCGACATGTACTTTTAGCAGAGATGAATATCTTTTAGATGCCGGAGAAGAACCAAGTGGAGACGGATGGCATGATGTATATACATCTGGTGGGAAAACACTATGGGCAAGAAAGCCTTTTAACGGGACTATTGACGATTGGAATTTAGGGACAAAAGATACGACCGGAGGTACTTTCCCAAACGGATGGAAATGGCAGGAAAAATTAACGTCAATAAAGGCATATCCGAACGGAGAAACATCAAAAACTATAAATTCAGCACGACCATTTAGAGACTTGATAACAGATGTTTTTAGAGGCTCTTCCGACTTGCTTAATAGTAAAGATGTTGTTTCTACTTTCTTTTGGAATGACAACGAGGGAGCTCTTGGGTATTATACTACTGAAAACTCTGGTTCTAATTACGTAACAGGAGAATCGCCAAATGTATTGAATGATATTGCGTCTATTCATACAACAAACTTAAATGCTGAACTATCAAAAACAGATACAGATGAAAATGAAATAAATATCACTTTTGAAGATTTAATGGCAGACATTAAAAGGTTGTGGCCTGTTTTCTGGTTTATGGAAGATGACGGGACTCTACATATTGAGCATGTAAGATACCTTGACTTGAAATATCCAGCAGTAGATATATCAGATAAAAAAACAATAGATGAAACATATAATTTTTCATACGATAAGACAAATATGTTTAGTCTTATAAAGTATGGTTCTGTAAATTCATCTTACATTGATTTTACAGAAAATAAAATTGAGTTTGATAAGATAGTATCAAATAAGAGAAATGAAGATATATCAAATGAGATTACTACCGAAATATTAACAACAGACGTAAGGCATTGTTTAGAAAATTTTTCAGATTTAGAAAATGGAATATTATTAGTGGCATATAGTGATGGTCGTATGCGACTAGCAAATGTCCCTATCGCAAACAAAGTATTTGAAAATGGTGATTTAGCATATAGTAACCTACTAAGGAAATATTGGACTTACGAGGGGGTATGGACAAACGGCAAGATAAATGGTGTTAATTACAATTTTAAAAGGCCAATCTTTGCAAAAAAAGGCGGCTCTGTCTCTTTGAGTGGGGTTTATAGCTTATACGGTAATGGTGATGATATAATGTTTTTCAGCACTAAGATAGGAACTGGACTATTGGAATCAATGTCGATTGATCTTGACAAAGAAACCACGAACGACATATCAATAATGTACAGCTATGGTGCGGGGGCTTCACTCGGAGGATTTGCCCTTATTGTAAGTGAAGATGTTTATTTTGATTTTGGTAATTATGAAATGTAAAAGATATGGCTATAACTCAGAAAAGAATATATGAACTTGATACCTTTGATGGCGAGCAAATTAGCGGTACATGGTATGCTGTTGATAATCAGGCATGGACTGAACCTAAAAAGTCAACATTGGAGGGTATATTGGATGTTGCAAATGTAGAGGCTGGAAGATTAACAAATCTTGGTAGCAGAAGCGTATCTTTTACATTCGGGGAGCCGTTCACTCAACTAGCTGGTGGATTAAAAGTATATCGACAGGTCACAAAGGGTACAGATACCTTTATTAAAGACGTTTTATACAAGAACTTGGTAGAATCACTTGCAGGATTTTCATTGGAAATAGACTCATCTGAGAGCTTGACTGGGATTGTTATTAGTTACGCATATTTTGAAGCACAATAAATAAAAGTTATGAAAAAAATATTATTATTGATTTTGTCTATATCGTTATTTGCAAGTGCAAATTCACAGGACGTGAAAGGATATGTTGTAGAGGCTAAAGACTCTATTAAGTTAAATGGTGAGTATTTTTATTTAGATTCACCAATCGACGGTGAGGTTATAAAGAGAATAGGCGGTAAGTGGACAAACGAAAAAGGACAGACTATCCCTTTCGATTCTACGCGATTAGATACAAACTACACACCAACAGGAACAGAGCCGACAGGAACGAGTTACTGGGACAAAGAAGAAGAAACATTCTCGGATGTATTAGAAAACGATGTAATTGGGCAGCGGTATAAAGAACTATTTGCCACAGGACAAAATAACACTGGGGCTACAATCCCAAACGGAACACCTGTAATGTATGCAGGGTCTATTGGAAACAGTGGGAATATCAGAATAAAACCAGCAAGTTTTCTCAGCACAACTCCTATTCTGTATTTCATAGGAGTTGCAACATCAGACATTCCAAACGATTCAGTCGGTAATATAACAACTTATGGCAAGGTTCGAGGGATTCAAACTGATGGTGCGAATTATGGAGAAACATGGACTGACAGTACTATTATTTATCCTATCAACGGAGGGTGGACTAAGGTTGTACCAGAAGCTCCAATACCTGCAATTCCCGCAGCAGTGGTTATTTCTGCGCATCCTAC